GTCAAGGTTACATTAGAAAAGGTTAGGTCGTCAAATGACCAGTACCCGGTTGTGCCCGACGACAGTGGCGTAATGTTTGTAAGAACAGCCCCTCCAGGCGTGTAATTGGTTCCACTCGCCTCACCTTGAGGGGTGTATACGGCGGTGTCCGCACCGAGGTTTGCAGTGGAGGTATAGAGCGCAAGTTTGAAAACATCTCCGGTAGTCCTTGTAAAATTATGTAGCGCTCGCGCAACTTCTGCCTTAAAACTTGTGCATATGGTTTGAACAATCATCACACAACCCTGTCAACAACTTGACCGGCGCGATACTGATCCTGCCGCTCAAGACCTTCTCCAAGTCGTTTTGCCAGAGTGAGCGTTTCTTGGAACTTACTGTTAAGATAATTAATCTGGTCTGGCTCTGCCTTCATAAAAACCGCCGCTTCAGAAAGTCCACCATAAAGAAGCACGGTATCAAAATTTTCACTAAGCCAAGTTGTTGTGCCGTCAATGTTGTTGTAAGTGATCGATTCGGGATAGTAAAAATAATGCAATTCAATTTGATAATTTTGATCAGGCGTTGGCCCTAACATAAACACAAGTTTTTTAGGGGCATTGGGGAAGTCTGGACCAAAAAGCGCATAACAATACGGAATCCCAGTGTTTCCTGCTCCCGTAGGAATTGGAAACGATTCGCGAATAAAGTTTACATCTTTATTTAACAAAAAATGATATTGCCCGTTAGCTTCTATAGCAGCAACAGAATACGCGGCAAGAAAATCTGTGGGACATTGCAGATACCTGTTGTTTGCACTGCAATTTCCAATAACATTTTTTCTTAAACTCGGGAACTGTACTGCATTGTAGATTTTTTCCTCAGCTTGGGTAACAAACGTCGTAAGGCTGGTCACAGAGAACGATGTCTCCATGTAGTCTTGAATAGACGTTTTAAGCTCTCCCCAGTTCATGCCATCGGACCTCTACACATAGTTCCCTTGGTAGCACATCCTACGCCGCGCATTTTGATGCCAGAAGTCTTAACCTGACTGTTAGGGTTGATCCCCATTCCATGCGTAGGTCTCCAGTCTGGTTGCAGATTATAAGGCATTTCCTTCCCAGGGCTTGTTTCTACAGTGACCTTTTTCCCCTTCATGGTATGTGGAGGGGCGTAGACCGATGCGGGGCCAACTTCCTTGCCGCCAATCTTCATGGAATATTTTGCCATCATTTGCTCCCTTGGTTTTTCACCCGCGCCATGTTGCGTCCAACACTACGCATCATCTCGCCTGTTGGGCCGCCTTTGCGCAATTTGGTCATAGGCTTGCCAGGATGCATGGCCCTTTCGTGTTTATGTACTGCTTTAGCGGTTTTGTCTTGGACAAGATTTTTCATGATAACTCCTAACTTATAGTAACGCTATTGACAACAATCGGCGAGGCCAAGCGGTTTGGGGTAAGGGCTGCATCAAAGGATCTGGCGCCCCCTACTGGATTCCACCCCCACTCAATCGTTCTACTGCCGTTCGAGGGAACCCCTGTCAACAGTGAACTTGCGCCAACTTGATTGGTAACTTGCAAACCGTTATACCCCGACTGATAGTACGAGTTGGAGTCTGTTCTTGGGTTGCGCACCGCCTGTGGATCGTTCACTGGATACATTCCAAGCTGAAGTTGCGGCTGGTCAGGTTCCCAGCACTCTGGACACACGAGGATGTTGACATTTTTTGTTTTTATTGTCAATTGCCTAAGTTGCTTGAGTTTGTAGCGGAAATTACAACGATCACATTGTGCTATAGCAAATTTGCCGCTTGAAAACTGATTGGGCATTACGTCACCCCAAGAAAGGACTGGCGGGGTACAAACCGGATTGACGCCTTTTCCCGGTCTTCTTCGGATGCAAGTTGCCAAGCCTCATCATACTGCGCTTTTAAAATTTGCATTCTTTCTAATCCGCCACGAACTTTCATAGATAAGCGATACGCCAACCCAGAGATCATTGCCTCATGAAATCGGAATGGTATGTCTTCCGTATTGACACCGTTCCCTGCGTCATAAAGCCTGCGCATCCGCCAATATACTAAGGTATAGTAAGGGTTGCTGATAGACCCTTGGTCAGGGGCAGGCCACACCGTGATGTTGGGAAACTGCGTGCTTGTCAGGGACGCTCCCGACGTATGCGCTGCCGCAGTTGTGTTGTTTTGTCCACGCACCACGTTGTTAAGTGTTGCATACGCTGACGCACCTGTTGCCACATTTTCTGCCAAAGTGCTCGTACCATAGTAGTAAATTACCTCTGCGCCAATGGTTGCATATCCCGCATAGGGCACCCGAACTAAAGTACTTACGGGCACAATGTCTGCGGTGGCCGTCACATTTGCCGCTAATGTTGCGGTGAATGTGTAAGTTTGCCCTCCCTGGCGATCCACATAAATTTGGATTGGTCTGCCAGTAGCGAGCTTGTTGGGAATGGTGGAATAAGTGCTAACGGAAATTCTGCTAATATTGATATCAGTTTGATTAGAATCTGCGCCAGTTCTTACAATAGTTTCTAGCAAATCTACAGTATTGATAGGCAAAGGATAGGTAATTTGATTTGCATAAAGAGGTATGGCACCTTGTTCTATTGTCCATAGATTAATACCACGATTCGCCCATTCCGTCAACAACAAGTTTAAACTGCGCCGCGCTGTTCGCAAATCATACCCAGAGCGCATCTCATAGCCGCAGCGCTCATAAGCCTCTTCGGCAATTTCATTAAAGTTAGGATTAAAAACCGTTGTGGCTGTTGTAGACATTATTTTCTCGCTGCGCGCATGTTATCTACAAGATTAGGATAAGGACGGCCAGCAGCCTGTGCCATTGCCTTAGCCTTGGCTTTCTTAGCGCTGCTCAACGGATTTGGTTTGCCAAGTTTCTTGGGTCGAGGACGATCCCACACCTCTCCTCCCGCAGCATACTCGGCAAAGTCCGTGTTGTCACGCCGCTTTTTAATCTTTGGTACTTTTGCGGCGCTAATTTTACCCATCCCTCGGCTTTGCATCATTTCCAGCTCCTAGTAAGGCCTGCAATCCAAAATTGGGAAGTGTGTTTGTCAATGGTCTCAAATAGTTGGGTGCTTTGTAAAGGTCATATGGACCGAATTCTGGCGGAGGAACTTGAGGAAAAGGATAGTCCACATACACCTTCTCCTGAGTATACGGGAAAATTCCAAACAACGGAAACGATGGCGGCGGCGTGGTGGGCGCCGTAGGTTTTGGTGTTGTCACTCGCGGCACGGTAGGTTTGGGCGTTGACCCTGTTGTTGGAGGCGGTGTAGCAGACGTTGTCGTAGGTTCAGGGGGCCTTCTAGAAGTTGTTGTAGGCTCAGGAGGCTTTTCCGAGATTGTTGTAGGCTCAGGAGTCTGCCAAGGAAGGCTTGTCAAAATAAGAGATGGAGTGACCTTTGGTATGGTTATGTCTGGAGTTATATCAGATGTTATTTTTGAAGTAACACTTGGCACGGTTATTTTTGTAGTTGGAGTTGGCTCGACAATTATATTATTTTCGCGAATTATTTTTTCTAATTCAATACTAAGGCGAATTGAAATTGATTCAGATGTGCTTATGTTTGGCGTAACATCTAGAGTTACATCCGGAGTTATATTTGGTGTAACAGATGTGCTTATTGATGCAGATGTGCTTATTAATGCAGATGTGCTTATGTTTGGTGTAACATCCGGAGTTACATCTGGAGTTACATTTGGTGTAATATTTTGAGATAACTCTTGTTGCAAATAAAATTCTAATTGTTCTTTTAATTTCTGAGAAATGCTTTGAGACTTACTTATAGATAATGCAACAGGATCTTGTGTAATATTTTGCGCCGGGTTTTGTGTAACGCTTTGTGTTAACTCTTGTGTAACATTTTGTAATTGCGCAAGCCGTTGAGATATTGAAGTTGATAAACTTTCACTTGTGCTTAACGATAAAGATGTATTAATGTTTTGATTTGCATTGACAAGTGATGTAGATAAAGATTCTGATACAGAATTTTGTAATGAAATACTGTTTGATCGAGATTGCCGTTCATCTAAAAATTGTAACACTGACAATGAGGAACTTATGGATGCACTTATTGATGCACTAATTGATGGGCTTAATTTTATTGATTCAGAAATTGACAAACTTTGAGATTTAGAAATTGAACTAGATATGTTTGCTTGAGATACTGATTGACCTTTGCTAATACCAATACTATCTCTTATAGAAATAGATGTAGATATACTTTCTTCTGC